TAGAAAAAAAAATTTATATTATCAAAGCAATAAAGGTAAAAGCTACAAAGTTAGATTATACAAAGCAGCAAAACTATACACAGACTGGACCAAAGGTAAAATTTTAGAAGAAAAAGAAGAAAAAGAATGTAGTGATTTTATGGGTAATGAATTATTTAACAGAACTAAAAAATGGTACGATGTATTTGTTGCAGCACCAGAAAAAGAAAAAAGATACATAAGAATAATGTTAGAAAATGGTGAAGATTTAGATGCAGATGCAAGAATATTTATGTCTACAATACATGCTATAAAAGGCGGCGAAGAGGATAACGTAATTTTAGCATTACATCAAGGGGATAAAATACAAAAATCTATAAAAAGAAGTGTTGACAAGCGTGATGAAGAAGAGCGCGTTTGGTACGTAGGAATTACAAGAGCACGTAATAATTTATATAAACTAAAATCAAAAATAAAAAGGAAGGAGTACAGACTATGAGAATACTTACATCAGATATATTAATAACTTTTTGTATTTGGTTCTGCATCATGGAGGTAATAAGATGACAAGCAAAGATATATTTAAAGATGCATTTCCACAAGACAAACAGATAGGAGGGAATCACTACCAACACTATCTCATTCAACCATATGAATTTATTTCAAAGAATGAACTTACATTTTTTCAAGGAAATGTTATAAAGTATGTAATACGTTATCCATACAAGGGTGGCATACAAGACTTAGAAAAGATAAAACACTATTGTGATTTAGAAATACAAAAGATGAAAGATATGAAAAATGCCAAATAGAAACTATACAAGAAAAAATATTACAATTAAAAATAAATATAAATTTCGTTTAGAAATATACCCATCGATAGTTGCATGGGAAATATTTCCTAATGATTATAAATCATCTTTGTATGCGTTTAGTAACAAAGATAATTTAAATAAATTTATAGAAACCAACTACATATTTGAAAAATGATATTACCTGATACAGAATGGCTAATGCCAACAGAATACCCTGATCTTAGATCTTATCCTGAGATTGCAATTGACTTAGAAACAAGAGACCCAGAACTTAAATCAAAAGGTTCAGGCTCTGTTATAGGTAAAGGTGAGATTGTAGGGTTTGCTGTAGCTGTAGAAGGTTACAAAGGGTACTTTCCTATTGCACATGAGAATGGACCTAACATGGATAGAAAGAAAACTATCGAATGGTTTAGAGATATTTGTGAATCACCTGCTACAAAAATTTTTCATAACGCCATGTACGATGTATGTTGGATACGTAAATTAGGTATAAAAATCAATGGCTTAATACTGGATACTATGATTGCATCATCATTAATTGATGAGAATAGATTTTCATACACATTAAATACTTTATCATGGCATCATTTATCCAAAGGTAAGAATGAAAGAAAACTTATAGAGGCTGCAAAAGAAAGAGGATTAGATCCAAAAGCAGACATGTGGAGACTACCTGCTATGGAAGTTGGAGCTTATGCTGAACAAGACGCCGCTCTAACTTTAGAACTTTGGCAGAAGTGTAAAAAAATTATTATTGAAGATCATCTGCAGGAGATCTTTGACCTGGAGACAGATCTGTTTCCTTGCCTGGTTGATATGCGATTTCTTGGCGTGAGAGTGGACGTTGAAAAAGCTCATAGAGTGAAACAAGACCTACAACTACAAGAAGAGATGTTGTTGTTACAAATAAAAAAAGAAAGTAACATAGATATTCAGCTAATGGCAGCAAGAAGTATTGCCACACTTTTCGACAAACTAAAGTTACCATATTCCAGAACTGCAAAATCAGACGAACCATCATTTACTAAAAACTTTCTTGTTAATCATCCACATCCTTTAGTACAGAAGATAGCACAAGCTAGAAAAATAAACAAGGTGCGTACAACTTTTATAGATTCTATTTTAAAATATGAACACTGCGAAAGAATACACTCTGAAATAAACCAGATTAGATCTGACGATGGGGGCACGGTTACAGGTAGATTTAGTTATGTTAATCCAAACTTACAGCAGATACCAGCCAGGGATCCGGCAACAGGGCCTTTAATTAGATCATTGTTTATACCTGAAGAAGGTATGAAGTGGGGATGTTTTGATTACTCGCAACAGGAACCAAGGCTAGTTGCACACTATGCTTTGAAGTTTAGATTAGCGTCAGTTAATCCAATTGCAGATTCATACGAGAATGATCCATCAACAGACTTTCACAAAATAGTTGCAGAGATGGCAGAGATACCAAGATCACAAGCTAAAACAATTAATTTAGGTTTGTTCTATGGTATGGGTAAGGCAAAACTACAAGCAGAGTTAGGTGTTACAAAAGAAAAGTCAGAAGAATTATTTAACAAGTATCACAACAAAGCACCGTTTGTAAAACAACTAATGAACAAAGTAATGTCAGCTGCACAAGACAAAGGTCAAATAAAAACTTTACTTGGTAGACGCTGTAGATTTCCAAAGTACGAACCTGTATTACGTGGATCAGATTGGGGTACGTTTGTGCCTGCAGAAGATCATGAAAGAATGTTAGAATTACAACAGATGGGTCCAGATATTTTAGATGAAGAAGGAAATAAAACTGGTAAGAAAAATTATTGGTGGAAGAATCCTGCAAGAAGAGCATTTACATACAAAGCTTTGAATAGATTAATTCAAGGATCAGCTGCTGACATGACAAAGAGAGCAATGGTAGAATTACATAGAGAAGGAATCACTCCACACATACAGGTACATGATGAGTTAGATATATCAGTAATGAATGATTTAGAAGCTGCAAAAATAAAAGATGTGATGGAAAACGCAGTTGACTTAGAAGTACCTAATAAAGTAGATTACGAATCCGGACCAAACTGGGGTGAAATAAAGTGATGTACTATGTCTTATTTAAATGCTAACATACCGCCGATTTATTGTAAGATAAGAAGGGAGTATCTCTATGATCTTAAAGAACATAAAGGAGAAGCTGTTGACTGTGTTATCTTTGGTCTTGCTTCTATTTCAGGGCGTGCAATATTGTTTCACTGCATGCTTCCGAATGGTGCAGTCTTTTACAGACTACCTATTAGTGCGTTTTTTCAAAAAGAATTCGAACGACATCAAGTGCCAGATATGCGAGTGGATCAACTCCAATTGTGGAATTGTTTTAGTTATTGGCCTAGTGTTCATGTTTTTGATTGGTTGGCTGGTATAAATGGCAAATTTATTGGAAAAGATAAAAAATTCTATCATGGTGAATATCTTTTTACACTTGACTGGGCACATCCAGAGACTAATATATTAAACACGGAACATTCTGAGATACCGCAAGAGCATAAGTGTGCTCACATAATAGCATTGAAAAATGGTAATTATGCAGCTCAGCCGAACAATAGAATTATTTGGCATGTTAATAGCTACACTACAGAGAATGATTGGCCAGATTATAAGGTACAAACAACATACTGGGATGTAGAAGGAGACGATTGGGTAACAGAGGATTCAGATAAAATGTTCTATAACATTGAGGATAAAAAATGATTTGTATAACTTGTGAACACGATTGTCATTGTGGTGACAAATGTGACGCTCTTCCAATGAGTGGAGGATGTGGATGTTTAACTTGTGAACACATAATTGAGGAGGATAGCATGTTAAAAAGAATTTGGAAAAAAATTAAAAGCTGGATTGGACTAGTATAATTATGGAGATAGCCAGGATGAATTATTATTTTACAGGCATATTAATTGTAATGCTAACTCTTCTGGCTTTCTGCGGAGGACCACATGTCCAATAAACCTTTAAACATATCAGAATCCGCAGCCGTGCAGATGCCGATGAAGACGGTTGCCTCTCTGATTTTGCTCGTCGCAGCCGGCGTGTTCGCATATACTGAGCTAACGGCAAGATTAGTATCGCTCGAGACATCACGTGAATTGTTTGAAAATGATTTATTAAAAAAATCTGAACAAGTGCCCGTTGATCAGGAGCAACATTTTTTACTCGAGGATTTGTATAAGTCTGTTGAAAAAATGGAAAAGACTCAAGAGATGAACATGACAAACAAAGTTAATATAGAATTTTTAGCTGAACAATTAGATAAGGCATTAAAAGATATAGAAGAATTAAAAGATAAGGTAAGAGAAAATGGCAACGGGAAGAATTACTAAAAAAGTATTAGATTACATAGCTCACATAAACAAAGAGGCTAAACAGATGAGTTATGTAAAAGATTTAAAAAAAGAAGTAGAAACTGGCAAGCATGGTACACAAAAATATGTTATCAAGCAAGGTGAAAACAAAGGTAAGATAGTATGATTTTAGAAGTAGTAGCTCTTCTTATGATAATTGATGGAGAGATCAAAGAACACAGAATTCAAATAGATCCAGACACAAGTAAACCTTCGATGGCAATGTGTTTAAAAGGTAAAAGACACGCCAAAAGACAGGATAAGGGTAGTAATATACAGCATCAGTGCATTAAGTCGATGGCTGAAGTCGAACAGAATATAGATGGCTCGCTCTCAATCAAGAAACTCATCCTCGAATAAAGTAGCGAAGCATCTAAGAGATAGACGTTATCGTCAGATTGTGATAAAGAATAAGAAAGCATATGACAGGAAAAAAAATTCATTGGAGATTTACCCCAGAGGTAGTTAATGGTGTATGTCCTACGTGTGAGGAAGATACTTTGTTAGTGTCTATTACTACACAATACTATAGATGTGTGACTTGCGGCACAGATTTAGAACAACATATCAACGGTAAGATAGTTTATATGCCTACCATAACTGGTAAAACATCACAATCTGAAGTAGAAAAATTTTTGAAAGATGGCTAGACAAAAATTTGTACACTTCGTTCCAAGACCAAAACCTCGTAAACGTCCAAGACGTCATAAGAAAAACTTATCTAAATCAGAAAAAAGAGATCATAAACCTTACAATCGTCAAGGCAGAAAACAATAGTTGACATTTATTTCTAAATGATTATCCTATAGTCATGAAAGAAAAAATAATAACTATAAAAGTAAACGGTGTTAGCTCTAAACAATGGTCTAATCTATTGCTTGAATTAAATTTA